GTGGCCGCTGCCGTCCTGAATCAGGTACTTTCCTTTCGGGTCGAGTGCCATGGTCGTAAACCTCCTGTTTTTAATGATGCTCCGGGCGCCCGGCTGAACGCCCGGAGCGGTTTCAGTTCAACGTGAGCCGACCTAGTCGCACATATAGCCGGGAAGGTAGAGCACGAAGCTCCCGGTCACTTCGTCGGCCACGAAAATCATGTCGATGGTGTCCGTCGTTTCGAAATCGAGGCCGCCGTAGTTGTCGGTGCCCCACTCCTGGTTGTGGGCGACGTATGTGATGGTGCCCGCCGTGCCGTCCAGGGCAACTCCGTCGAGCAGATAGTCAGTTGACCCGCCGATTCCGATGTCGGCCGTATTGGAGGCCGTGCCCGGGGAGACGACCTTGAAGGCCGCAAGGCCGGGAAGCAGCACGCATCCGGCCGGGATGTCCCAGATCTGGATGACGTCGGCCGCCGTGATCTTGGCGTTGGCCGTCAGGGTCGCGTTGGCCGCGATGATTTCCGTCACTACGATGGGGATCCGGGCCACAAAGATCTGGCCGTAATCCATTGCGGCCGGCCTGGTATCCCCCTTCGTCAGATTGTAAGTACCCATGTGAATCTCCTTTTCTTCGGAAGCCCGGGCCGGCCTGATTACCGACCCGGGGTTAGAGGTTTAGCCCTTGGCCGCGTAGAAGTGGCCGAGGCCAGCCGCCTTGATCGTCTCGTAGCCGTAGACCTGCAGACCTTCCATGAGGTCGCCGAAGTCGTCGGGGTTGGGGATGACGCGGTTCTCGGTGAGCTGCGAAGCGAAGGTGATCGCCGACGGATGGCCGAAGATGCAGTTGTGAACCGTCGTGGTGCCGTCCGTGGTCTGCGCGATCTGATTGCTCGAGTAGACCGTGAAGCGATCGATGATGCCGATGCGGCCGTTCCGCATGATGGAGGTGCCGTCGCCGGAGAGCGAGGCGTCCTTCAGGTCGGACTTCTTGATCATCCCGCAGAAGATGGCCGGGAAGACGAGCCAGCGCTGCGTCTCGGGCACGTTCTGTTCGTCGAGCGCCGTGCCCATATCGACGATGTAGTCGAGGATGTTGGTCTTGTCGACCGTGACGAAGGCGCCGGAGGCCCCGAACGCCAGGGCGCCGGACTTCTTGCCGGCCGAGTTGCCCTTGTTGTAGGTGTCGGCGTCGGCGTAGATGGACGAGAGGATCGCGTAATCGACCGCGATCTTCATCTGCTGGCCGGCATCGTCCGTCCACTTCTCGACGTAATTGATGTCCGCCTGGAGCTTCTCGACGTCGTTGATGGAGATGGAGTAATACTTGCCCTTGTCGATGAGGAGGTCCACCTTTCCGGGAAGCGGCCGCTCGCGCACGAGCTTCTGGCCGATGGTGTAGTCCCGGATGGTGATGTCGGGGATGGTACGGATGTGGACCGTGTCGCCGTACTTCTTGATTTCCAGAGATGTTATCGACGGGCTCTTTATCCCGCCTTCTGCATTTTTCAATGCAGTCCAGACTATCTCTTGATCATTTCCCTTGCATATCTCCGATTTTCGTTGTAGTGTATCAAGAAAACGAGGAGACACGTTATGGCTGAGAAGAAATTCTATGTTTCCAAGGAGATTCTTGAAGAAGATTATCGAACTCTCGGAACCCTCCAGGCCGTCGCCGATAAGCACGGCGTCAGCAAGAAGCTCGTCCTTGTTTACATGAAATCTCTCGGCATACCGCGTAAGCGCCGGGTATCCGTCGATCAGGAATTGGTAAGGCGCATGGCGAAAGAATTCAAGACCATCAAAGAGATTTCTTCCGCACTCGGCGTTTCCGGAACAAGAATAGGCCAAATCTGCAAATCTCTCGGGATTAAGCCTTTTGACCCTTACCATCCCGGAAAGGCCAAACATAACGGTTATGTCCTGATCTATTCTCCCGATCATCCCTGCCGTAACAAGAAGGGGTACGTTCCCGAACATCGCCTTGTGATGGAGAAGCATCTCGGAAGATTGCTCGCCACCACGGAGGTTGTTCATCACGTCAACGGATTCAAGGGAGACAACCGAATTGAGAACCTTGTTGTCATGTCGGATGTTGACCACGTCCGCCTTCACCACACAGGGAAGAAGGGAAGAGGTCCAGATAAGCGCAAACGCAAGAGCAATGATCCGCCCCGTTCGTGCGAGGTTCGCCATACCACGAAGGATTAGGCTACTTCTCGTAGTCGTTGAACCTTGAACCGGTTTCCCGGTCCCTTGGCTGCGGATTGTCCAATCCGAGGCGTTTTTACGTTCTTCCGGTCCATTACTGGCCGGTGTCGTATCCTCGGCTCTAAGGAGTTTCCCGCAATTTGAGGCGTTTAACGAAGGCAAAATCATTTGATCAACCTTCATAATCCGTGTTGCAGATCGCGGCGAACACGGTAGCCGTGTAGAACTTAACCAGAGTTTTTCCGGCCCAAATTTCCCACTATTCCGCAGAATAGCCAGACTATCGCATCAATTCGCATTTCGAATCCGATCGTAACAGCGTTGGCAGTATCCTTTTGCCTCGTGGGGTTCCTCTGTCGTGCCGCAGCCTTTGCATGAGTCACTCACAGAAGACCAAAATGAATACCCGTCGCACTGTACGATCTTGCGAATTGCCGCCTCACTTAGTCGTTGCGGGTCAGCTTTCATAGCTTTCATCTCTTGGCAGGCGCACTGTTTGGGGGTCTCCGCAAACTGCATGCCCTTCCGTCTCAGATGATCTTGTATCCATATCGCCAGTAACGCCTGCTCTCTTTTGATATACAGGTGTTTGGCGATATTCTGGAGAAAAGGCCGAAGTCTTGATCCTTCAAGAGTCCAGGTACACGCGCTTTGCCACTTCGGGTTATCGCTCTTTCGAATGTCAAGGGTTCCCCCGTGATTCGTTTTGAGCATTTCAAGTATGAAGCGGCAGCTTTCTACCATGGTCACTCTGATCCTCGGTCTGATGTAAAGAGGCAAATGCTCATATCGCTTGTCACGAAACAGATTTGCGTCGATACATCCTTCTCCATCAACAAGCCCTGCTATGTACTTCCAACTGAGGCGCTTCATAGGTGGTGTCCTGAACTGCGCGTGTCGTTTTTTGGCTGTTCCCTCTGGTTCCGGCACCCGAAGTCCGGTTCCAGTTTTTCAGAGGCGGTTTTACACGCCCAAAATTACAGGTTAGGCGTATAGGTACCGCTATGGGTCGTCAACCCTGCCGCTACTGGATAACCAGCCATGTCCTTTCTCCTTTATTTTCATCCTTGGATCCTCCCCTGCGCGTTGGCCGCGATGATGTCCAGGTCGGTCTTTTTCATCTCGTCCGTGACATTCCCTTTGGCCGCCGCCTTGGAGAGTTCCGCGTAAAATTCTCGAACCTCTTGCCGCGTGTAGATTTTCCCTGCGGGTGCCGGTTTCCCGTCCGCCGGGGGCTGATGGACAACGGAGCTGGCCGGCTCGATCTGCTTGGCAGGGTCGATCCGGTGCTCCGGTTTATGCGTTGCTGCAGCGGGATTCTCGCGCTTGAAGTCGTTGAAGATCTGGATGGCCGTCGCGTAGTCCGATTCCTTCTGTGCCGCCTGGAGGCGGTCACGCCGGGTCTCGTTGCTGTACGGCAGCCGCAGATCCAGCCAATCGTTGAAGGGGTCGCTCCCGTTGATGGGCTCCCAATCCGGCACCTTATCGTTGATTTCCTTCCAGAACTCTTTGACCTTCTTCGTCTCGAGCTCCTTCCGGATCTCGGCGATTTCGTCCTGGTTCTGTGCAGGTTTCGCCTGATCTTTCTTCGAGAGGGCCTTGATGAGGATCCCGAGGGTCTTGTCGTCAAACCCCTCGCCCCTCAGATATTCCAGGTCGTCCTCGGAGAGCGAGGACAGGGCGGATTTCCCGTCGTCTGCCGGAACCGCCGGTTTCTCGGTGATCTGCTTCTGCAGCTCTCCGATGAGCCGGTTGGCCTCGTTCAGTTTCCCGTTGGAATCCGAAATCTGGCCGTTGAGCGTCCGGACCTGATTTTTGAGGTTGTTCAGAAGGTTGACGTCGTCCTTGAGCGCCTGGATCTCGCTGTTGTA